GCAAATTTATAATTTTTTCTATCGTGAGGATGGTTGATTTCTTTTGCTACTTTTAGCAATTGAATAATTCTATTATCATCGCTATATACCCAATCGCCTTCATCAGCTTTTCTCCAGTCTGGATGAATAACAATATTATTATGATGTTCTTTGAACTCATCTATGTTATCATATACATAATGAGTAATGTTTTTAATTTTTTTCTTTTCCAAATTTTTTTTCTTTTTTGCCTAGATTATTTAATTGCATTACAAGATTATCTATTAAATCGTTTACTTCTGGAGGTATAAGATATACTTTGTCATCTATTTCTATAGGTTCATATTTTTTACACAATGCCTCTAATATGTAATTTTGATGCTCTATTGGAAGTTTCGATAATTCTTTAATTTCTTTCGCCATAAAAACTACACATTATATTATTAATCCCTTACCCTGCCACCCTTGAATTTAAATGATAAGTCAAATTATAAAAAGGTTTATCTGACCAAGTTCTTTTAGTAAAAAAATTGTAGGATTTTGATATATACATATACTCATCTCGTAAACCTTTTGGACGGATTATGGAAATCCGATTTTACGTTAACATTAAAAAGGAGTCAGAAATGGCAAAAGA